ATCCTATCTGCATGGCAAAGGAAATCATCCTGCTCGTAACCATATTCATCTTCGAAAACATTATGCTTCATTTCTTCATCTCCTTCTTCATCATCTGCTACACCGGCATCCTCAAGGGCCTGACCAACCATAGCATAAACAACGGTTTTCTGTTCATCTGTCATTGAGTTAAATACTTCCTCAACTGTAGCATCTTCAGCATCTGCATGCATCAGATCATAATCTTCATCATACTCGTCATTGTGACCCATTTCTTCAGATCCTCCATTTTCGTCATCACCAACTCCAGCTTCTTCAAGAGCCTGTCCTACGAGTTCGTAGACTGCATCTTTCTGGCTGTCAGTCATTGAGTCAAATACATCAATAGCTGATTTGCCTTCACCGGAATTATCAGTTTCATTATCTGTATCCTCTGATACTTCTGATTTTGAATCTGATGAATCTGCTTCTCCGCTATCTGCAGAAGATTCTGCAGAAGATCCTTCAGCTCCTCCATCAGAATGATAAATCTCTATATTCTCACCGGTATAAATCTCAGCTTCCTCATCAATTCCATCACCATGAACCATAACCGAATCAATAAAAGCACCAGGATTTGCACCTGCAAGTACGAGACTTACTTCACGAATTACACCATGAACGACATTTCCGCCTCTCTGTTTGAGATTATTAGCCCAAATAGAAAGCGATTCTATGTCACCATGCTTAAGAATTGCTTTTGCGAGCTGACCATTCTCGGTATCATTAAAACTAGCGTATGCATATACACCATCTTCACGATTCTCAAGAATAGCATGACCAAGAACTTCACTAGGGTCATTATGCTGATGATTCCACAAAAGAGGAACTTTTTTGCCGTCACAATCTTTAAATGCATCCCTAAGAATAGTTCTACCGTCACTACAAAGCATGTTTGCTTTCGTAGCCCAGCCGCTAAAATCGTATTTCTTCGGCATTTTCTTTTCTCCTTCCTTTAGTATTCTTCTGATTCTTCGTCATAATATCCACCATCTTCGTATCCTTCTTCACCATACTCATTGTGCTGTCTTGGATCATCTGCCGCTGCAGAAAGATTCTTGTTACGAAGCTCATCCGCATTGGGATCCTGAGAAGGTTTCATTCCAATGATCTGTCTTATTTCATTAGAAGTCATGATCTCATTACGTGTGAACTTATCAGCAAGTTCTGAGAGTTCTGATGTAGGAACAAGTTTGAATGGATCTCTAAAGAATTCAATAGATTGACCTTGGGAACGAGCTGTCTTACTTAAGAACTTGCGCTTCATCTCTTCGGTTATAGCTGATAAGATGGGCTCAATAGTCCGACTGTAATAGTTAAGCATAGTCTTTTCATCCGCTGTACCATCTAGTATTGCTTGTGTCATACCTAACTGGCTATATAGCATACTCGTTAAATACTCGATTTGCGATGCTAATTGGTTTTCAATCGGACGATTTAACTGTGTTATCTTTTCCGTTCCGTCGGTATACGCAATTCCGTAATCGGAATCTGACAACTGGTTGATTATATCGTTTCGACGTTGTTCGGCTTGTCTTCGCCTTGACTCGGTCTTTATGATATACGGTAACTGAATAATCAAGTCTAATTTCTTAGACGTTGTTTGCTCATCCAAATAATCTGACAAGCTAAGTTTCTTAATAAGTCGCTGCAAAGTTGAATTCGGTTCATTCATTACCGAATAAAATGGATTTTCAATAATTGCAACTTTCTGTTTTGGAAGTGTAATCTCTTCTTTTTGGCCAGAATATTCGTTGTAAACTCTCAAACGAACATGCTGTGGATACCACTGAACAACTTTTCCGGTTCGCATAGTAACTACATCAAAACCATCCGTTTTTAATGGATTAGTAGTAGTATCAACTGGAACAATTGCCACATATCCTTCATCCAACATTGAAATTACTACATCTTCTATAAAAGATCGTCCAGTTTGATCTACATTTGCTTCTAATGTTAAGGCATTATTTAAATGAGAATCCATCTCTTCAAGAAATCTTTGATTCTTATCTAGTCTTACATGCTTAACGTCAATAGATGCACAATCAACCGCTATACGATTGTATATAGAAGATATAATTGTTCTTTCTCCGCCACGAGTAAAACGAAAACGATCAGGCCTATAAGAATACCCTCCCGAGGTTATAGTTGGGAGGGCATAATCTGTAGTAGGATCTTTGTTAAAAAAAGCATTCCAGGCATTTTTCAGCCTGGACCCAAAAGTATTTTCCATTTTGAATTCCTTTCAAAAGTGGTTAAGCATTATTTAGCTGTTCATTTCTTTTTTTTCTTATTTTATCTTCTTCTTTTCTTTTCCTCATAACGTTCCCTAAATCGCTTGCTATCGGTATCCGGATCATATCCATTGTCATATTCGGAAACCGGCTCGTATCTAGATTTACCTTTACGATATTTCTTTTCAGCTTTTTTACGAGATTCCTCATTATTATATAAAGCTTGCCTATTCGTGCTATAGTCATAATGTTCCCTATTAGCACTTCCGTCTCTTATCATTTGTTCTTTTAAAGTACCAGGATTTACTTTGCCATAATCACGGTATTCTCTAGTAGAGACTACTCCTTTTTCCCTATCAGTTTTCTTTCTAAACGCATTTTTAATCTTAGAAATAGCTTCCTTACCTTTTTCCAAAGCCTTATTTGTTTTCTTTTTAGGCTTGTTTTCACTTTCGGGAACAAACTTAGTCTGTCCATCTTCGCCAAGAGTGAATACACCGTTCTGACCGTTAGTGGATTTTTTATCGATTTCTTTATCGACATCATCCCAGGTTCTAATATTCTTGGAATTGTCCCAAGTCTCTACTTTATTCGATTTAGAAGCTGTGGGTTTGGATCCGTCATTTTTTCTGGAATTAGCTTCGAGTTCTTGCTCATAATCAGACTTATTAGATACATTCGATTTAGGTTTTGTATGCATGCCTGTACGATTTTTAATCTGATCCCAATACTCTGATTTGCTACTAGTATTTCCACGAAGAGCCTCAGCGTATTCCTTAGATACACGACTCTTACTTTCTTTAGCTCTATTCTGAGCATTTTTAGCATTCTGAACAGCCTGATTTCCAGATTTACGTGATCCCATCTCACGAAGTTCACGTAATTCTTTCTGATGATCTGCGTGCTGCTGAGAAAGCTGCTTATAATCAGTGGATCTCTGATTACTCATAGCTCTAGAACGATTAGCTGCGCCACCTCTTAACTGACTATACTTCCTATAATCAGATGCTGTGGGAGCACTAATTTTCTCATTAGTTTTCTCTCTAGCTATAACTCGTCCGTCAGATCCTCGCCATGTAGCAGTAGGATTAACTATCTGACCATTGGCTGCTGCTTTACGGTTTAAACGTTGCTGGGAAAGCTGCTTATAGTCAGCAGATCCTTGGTTATTCATAGCATTTGATCGGTTTTCAGCTTGACTACGACCATTTTTAACATCTTCAGGATAAATATACCTATTACCTTCTTTTCTTATGTATTTATGGTTCTTTTTGGTCCATGTGGATCCTTCAGCTGAATGATAGATTCCATTTTTCATTTTGATTTCTCCTATTAACCAATATTTGGTCATTGTTTTATAAATCCATTATTTAACAATTCTTCTCATTTTCTTTGCTTTCTTATCGTAATAATAGCTTTCATTCATTGGAATAACTTTATTGCCGTTCTCGTCTATATACGGCTCTTTTGGACGATCTGGCTCTTCCTTAATTTTATTCACAGAAAACTTATTCTTAAGATCGCGAAGAACTTTCTTACCAGCTTCAATACGTCTATTCCTTTGACGTTTTTTGAGCTCTTTAGTGTTACTCTTTTTAATAGATTTCTTTTCTCTTTCCCATTTACGATCAGCAGAAGCCTTTTCAAATTCCTCTTTCTTACGTTCAAAGAAATTCTTATCTTCTTTCTTTTCAGGAATCTGATAAGTTAAAGTATTATGACTTTTTCTGATTCCACGATCGTCATACACTGTATCGTATTTAGGCCTTTCGGTTTTACGAACTCCTCGATCGTCATAATACATGCTTTGGTTCTTCTTAAAACCTCTGTTATCATGAAGTTGATCAATAGCCTTTCTATGATTAGCTTGATCAATCAACGCTTTTCTTTGGGCATTACGATCCAATCTTTTAGCTACTGGATTACCATTTTTCAAATAATTTTGTGCTGGTTTTATCCACATATTAGAAAAATCTTTCTTATATTGATCGGATTTTTCTTTTCTCTCATCACTATACCTAAAATTTTCAGTGCCCGGCATTTCAGCAGTCCTAACTGAACCGTCATAACCTTTATAGTTTATTGTATTTCTGTAATTTCCATCTTTATCTTTAGTAATAGTATTTCTATGTCTTCTAACAGATGGTTCTAGACTA